TCCGACTCCAACAAGTTTCCGTCGGGCGCGTGGTGCAATGAAGGTGATTTCGTGATCTTCCGTTCATATTCTGGCACACGTTTCAAGATCGGTGGAAAAGAGTTCCGACTGATCAACGATGACACTGTTGAAGCGGTGGTCGATGACCCACGCGGATTTGCGAGGGCGTGAAGATGGCTAAATTGACCAAAGTTGCAACAAAGAGGGCTCCAGAATGAACATGAAAACTGACCAAGTCGAAGAGCATGAAAACGACGATTTCGAAATCGAGATCGTTGATGATGTGTCTGAAGATCAAAAGCCGCGGCGAACCCAAGCTGTAAAAGAGACCGATATTCCCGATGAGGGCGATCTCGAAGGGTATAGCGAGTCGGTGCAGAAGCGCATCAAAAAGTTGACATTCGAGGCTAAGGAAGCCGCGCGTCAACAGGCGGCAGCGGCGCGTGAGCGTGACGAAGCGACAAATTACGCAAAGTCCATTTACGAGCAGAACCGCAAGCTTCAGGAACAGCTGTCGAAGGGCCAGAGCGCTGTTGTTGAACAGGCTAAGGGTCGTGTTGAAAGCGAGCTGGCGAGCGCGAAGGCCGCGTACAAGAGTGCATACGAGCTTGGTGATTCTGACAAACTGATGGAGGCCCAGTCCAAGCTGATCGAACTGCAGGGTCACCTTGGGCAGTTGAAAAACTATCGCCCGGCACCTGTCGAAGAACAGGAAGTCGCGCCTCAGCCCGCTGCTCGCCCGGTCGAAAAACCTGTCGTTAAACTTGATGACCGGCAGAAGTCTTGGATGGACAACAACCGCTGGTATGGTGAGAACAGTGAGATGACCGGGTTCGCCCTTGGCGTCCACGAGCGCCTCGTTCGCAACGGTGTTGATCCGAACAGTGAAACGTACTATACTGAGATTGACTCCGCTGTTCGAAAGCGGTTTTCGGATGAGTTTTCCGATGATGGTGGTGATGAGGTCGTACAACCATCTAAGAGAACATCTAATGTGGTGGCACCTGCAGGACGTTCTGCTCCGTCACCGCGCCGTATTAAACTGACCTCTACGCAGGTCGCACTCGCCAAGCGACTGGGCCTACAGCCCGAACAATACGCGGCGCAACTTATGAAGGATGCCAAAAATGGTTGAACGTACACCCCGGACCGCTGAGACTCGCGAAGCAACTTCGCGCAAAAAAACGTGGACGCGTCCATCGGCTCTGCCAACACCCGACGCTCGTGACGGAGTAAAATTCCGTTGGATCCGGACGGCTTTGCTTGGTGCGTCTGACAACCCCAATGTGTCCACTCGTTTTCGCGAGGGTTACACACCGGTAAAGGCATCTGACTATCCAGAGATGCAGCTCGTTTCTGATATGGACTCCCGGTACAAGGGTAACATTGAAGTTGGTGGGCTTTTGCTCTGTGCAATTTCTGATGAGATTTCGGATTCTCGCATCGAGGCCCAGCTTGCTGACGCCAGCCGAGCGATGGATGCAGTTGACAACAACTACATGCGAAACTCAGACCCACGTATGCCCGTTTTGAAACCAGAACGGTCTACACGCACATCATTCGGCAAGTGAGCATGAGGCTCATTGCTATAATTCCAGCCCTCTAGGAGATTTGAAATGGCTACTGCTGCTTCTCCCTACGGCCTCCGTCCGATCAATTTGATTGGCGGTATTCCGTTCGCTGGCTCTACCCGTGCGATGAAGATCGCGTCCGGTTATGCAGCCGACATTTTTAACGGCGATGTTGTTCAGGTTCACACCGACGGCACCATCACCAAAGTGACCACTGTTGGCACCAATGCTGCGCCTTTCCCGGCCGGCACAGTTGGTATTTTTGTGGGCTGCGCCTACACTGATCCAACCTACGGCTTCACAACACGCAATTACTGGCCCACTGGCACAGTAGCGGCTGACGCCGTCGCGTACGTGGTTGATGACCCTGACACACTGTTTCAGGTCCAAGCCGACGCTCCCGTTGCTCAGGCACTGCTGCACACCAACATGGGTGTGAATCAGACAGCCGGCAACACTGCCACCGGTAACTCCAAAGTCGCTTTGGATGTTGCAACATCGGCCGCCACCGCCACGATCGCTTTCAAGATCGTTGGTTTTGTTGAAAGCACCACATCGACTGTCGGTGACGCATTTACGGACGTGATTGTTAAATTCAATCCATCCTCGCATGCGTACACTTCCGGCACCGGCGTGGCATAAGGAGTATCCTGAATGGCTATCTCACGCGCACAGCTCATGAAAGAGCTACTCCCCGGCCTCAACGCCCTGTATGGTCTTGAGTACGACAAGTACGAAAACGAACACTCTGAGATCTATGAGACTGAGAACTCTGAGCGTTCCTTCGAAGAAGAGACCAAACTGTCGGGCTTCGGTGCTGCACCGGTCAAGAACGAAGGTCAGGCTCTGGCGTATGATAACGCGCAGGAATCTTACACTGCACGTTACACGCACGAGACCGTGGCGATGGGCTTCTCGATCACCGAGGAAGCCATCGAAGACAATCTTTATGATTCTCTTTCGGCTCGCTACACAAAGGCTTTGGCTCGCGCCATGGCATACACCAAGCAGGTCAAAGCGGCATCTCTGCTGAACACCGGCTTCGACACCTTCACCGGTGGCGATGGTGTGACTTTGTTCAACACTGCGCACCCCACGGTACAGGGCGTTGTGAACCGCAACCGTCCAGCTGTTGACGCCGACTTGAACGAAACTTCGCTCGAGCAGGCTGTCATTGACATCGCTGGTTTCACTGACGAACGCGGCCTGCTCATTGCAGCTCGTGCTCGTAAGCTGATCGTGCCACCTGCGTTGATGTTTGTTGCCACACGTTTGCTCCAGACCGAGCTTCGTGTTGGTACCGCAGACAACGACCTGAACGCACTGAAGTCCAACGGCTCCATTCCGGAAGGTTTCCGTACGAACCACTACCTCACAGACAGTGATGCATGGTTCATCAAGACGGACGTTCCAAACGGTATGAAGCACTTCGTGCGCTCTGCGATGTCAACATCCATGGACGGTGACTTCGACACAGGTAACACTCGCTACAAAGCGCGGGAACGTTACAGCTTCGGTGTCAGCGACCCTCTGGGCATGTACGCTTCGCCCGGCGTCTGAGCCTTATTTATAAGGCGAATATCGATAGAAAGGCCCGCTCCGGCGGGCCTTTTTCGTTGTGTAGACAGCCCCCACACAACGTGATATCTTAACAACATCCCTGACAGCCACATGACGTGGTTGACCTTAACCCAGACAGGAGAATCTCATGGGAACTACAACTTTTAGCGGCCCGGTCAACTCGACCAACGGCTTTGTCGGCGACATCACTGGCGCTGCAAAACTCCCCACATACACTGTTGCTACCGCCCCTTCCGCTGCCACAGCCGGTGCTGGTACGATCATTTACGTTTCTGACGGCCTTGCGGGCGCGTCCACTGTTGCTGTCTCCGACGGCACTGATTGGATCTCTGCGGCTGGTACGGCCATCTCGGCCACGTGAGGTGAACCATGACAATTAAATGGAAACCTGCTGACGCTGATGAGCTGAAACGGCGCAAGCCGCAGAAGCCAGCGACCAAGAAACCATCGACCAAGAAGGGATAACTCATGGCCAGAGATCAAGTGGCGGTATCATGTGTTCCGGATGTGTGGACCGAGCTGACCAATGGGGATGTTACCGAGATCACCTTTCAGGTTATTTCCGGGTCCGTGAAGGTACGATTCACGGATGGTACAACACCGTCTGCATTGTCTGACGCCGGGTTTGAGTATCATGCGAACTCTTCTGAATACCAACGTGATGGGGAACTTCGGGTGGCTGTTGCAAGCTTTGCAGCTGCCGCTGGAGTGGATCGTGTATTTGCGCTGCCGTTAAACGGCCGCCGTGCAGTGGTTGTCGTCGACCATGCGTAATTGGCACGGCAACCTATCTCCGTTTGGAAAGTGGCATACGTCCTCGTATGGAGCGCTGTCTGCATATGCGGCATACGGCTTTGAGCCTCCCCTAGTCCTAGACTTCGACGAAAGCTACTTCCGCACAGACGGCACAGCTACGGACCTTGTGAGTGTTGCTACTCACACGCGGGCTTCTTCTGCAACCTATGTCGATGCTAACGGTATTCTGCAAACTGCTGCAATTAACGAACCCCGCTTAGGCCACCACATCTGGAATGGCTCTGCTTGGGTAGACGAAGGGTACCTTCACGAGAGCGAAGCCCGGACGAATTTCTTCTCGTACTCTGAAGATTTTACGCAATGGATTAATTACGGGTCATCTGACAGTATTGCATCTGGAGTTGCTTCCCCAGATGGCTCTGAAAATGCGACAAGTATAATTGAGGATACGGCGACTTCAAGCCACGGAGTTTATTCTCTTATCTCTGGTTCAGCCTCACCTTACACCGCTTCTGTTTTTGTGAAGGCAAACACATCAAATTATGTAAGCGTTCGTATTTCAACGGACAACGACAATAAGCAATATGCCATTGTAGTTGATCTATCTGATGGGTCCGTGACGGATACTAGCTCAACAGGGTCTCCTGTTTCTACAAGTCGTTCGGTTCAAGATGTTGGGAATGGCTGGTATAAAATATCAGTTACAGCAACAAATACGTCTAGCAATGTTTACTACAACATCTCTGTATCTAACAGCGCAACACCAACTTGGACAGCCAAGTCTACACCAACATATACTGGAAATGGCACTTCTGGCATTTACCTATGGGGCGCACAACTCGAAGCAGCCTCCACCCCAAGTTCCTACATCCCCACAGCAGGCGCTACAGTCACACGCGCTGCGGATGCTATGACAATCCCTGCGGCTAACTTGCCGTGG